GTGGCTTCGTACAGCGAACACACAAGCGACTTATCTCTAAGGAACTTGTACATGTCTGTTGTTGTCTTGACGCCAACGACAGGTGTCATGCGAGCGTGGACTGGTTCGCCACTGCCCACACCTTGGTACTCCTCTAAAGCAGGACCTACCATCTGCACACCGTCATCCTCATCGAACTGTTCTTGGCTAATGATAGAGCCAACGCAAAGTACTGCCTTGATCTCCTCGTGTTCGCTAAGAAACTCGTCAGTCATATGCCTAGAGTTCTCTAACAAGCGTATTTGTAGCGCTTGCCACTCGCTCTTGATGCCTTGGAAAGCGTCTTTGACAACGCTCTCTAGTTCACCTAGCACATCGTGCTCGTCTTGCTTGCTCATCTGCTACCTCCTTGTAAGCGCTTCATCAGTTTCTCTGCATCCTGAACATTATCTACGCGTATAACTCTGTGCCTGCGAGTAATGTTCTCGATGTCTTTCAGCAAATTGCGGTTGGTATGACCTGCGTTTACGCCTGTGACATAGCCATCGCTAACCCAAATGAGTGGCTGCGAGCCACGGTCTCTGAGTGATGAGGCATACACAAGTGCAGGGCCATCTACAGCGTTATCGCCAGGTACTTCGGGCAAATGTCTGACCATACGACCCTTTCTAGCAATAACCCATACATTTGGCTTGTTTGGATTGTTGTATCCGCCTGAATACATAAGCACCGTTGCACCTGCTGATGCCTTGAGCAAGCGGTCTAAGTCATCTTCTGAAAGATGCATAGAGCCTGATGCGTCAATGACAACAACACCACCAAGAGCCCTAGTCTTGCGACTAAACACACGCTTGTCAGGGTCACTAACCATGCGATTGAGGTAGCGGATTTCTCTGCCACTGTCACTTGCAATAGTCCTGCGCCCTAACTTGCCTGTGTGGTTGATGCTAAGTTCAGGCTTAGACACGACAAGTCGTTCCCAGTCTCCGACCAAGTCGCTGTCTTTGGGGTATGCCCTGTGTGGTGTCTGTGCATCCGATTTGGCTTGCTTTCTACCTTTCTGCTCATCAACCTGCTCATTGGACATTCTGTCAATGGCTTGTACAAACCAAGACCAGTCCTTGATAGCACGCTTCTGCTGCACTTTGCTCTTGCTGTTAATCATGGTCAGCCTGTGAGCAAGGTCATAGTCATAGATATAACTAAGTACTTGGTTCTCAAACTCCATGAGTTCTGCAGCCAATGTTCTGTCTGCAACATTGCGTATCAAGTCAATAAAGGCTTGAGTACCAGCATGGCTAATCGCAGACAGAATGGCAGGCTTGGGCGGGTTGCCTTCGCTAAGCACACGTGCGAGGATTGTGGTTTCGGTAGTGCCAATGCTTGGGTCTTGCCCAAACGTATGGAAATGACGCGCATTAGCAAGAACACGGCAAGCAGCCTCTATGGACACTTCCGATACTTCCCAACGCTTTGCGTATTTCTTGGGTTCTGGCAAGTCATAGCGACTGCGTATGAGCACATACCTGCGTAGTGTCTCTGCAACATCGCTATCACCAGTTGGCGCCTTGACTTGGTGCTTCTTCTTGGCGGTTGTACTGAAGGTAACACCTACAGAGTCGATGGAGTATGCCTCTCCATCGCTCTGATAGGTATTTTCCTTGAGCATTGGCCTGTCAGGAAGCACTTCTGGCGCAACAACATTGCGCTTGGTGCTGGTTTGGCTCATTAGAACCTGCTCACTTCTTGCACAGCAGCCTCAGGGCGAGAGATATTCTGCACTGATTCTGACTGCGTGATAGCCAATGCACCAACAATGCTGTTAGCAATGCGTGGCAAGCAAACACGGGCTGATGCCTCTAGGTTGCCGCTTGACTTGAGCAATCCTGCAAATGCAAAGAACGAACGCAATGAGTAACGGTCTGCGTCATCACGCATAGAGTACTCAAGTGCAATGTCTCGCAATTCGGCTGGTAATGCTGCAATAGCATCCGGATGTGGTTGCTCAATCTCTACGCGAACAACAAGACGGTCAAGAACTGCAGGAGACAGGTCATCTGGCTCGCCGTTCATGGTTGCAACAACGCTAAAGCCCTGTGCTGGGCGAATAATCTCGCCAGTCTCTGGGTGCTCAAACGATGATGATGCAACTGTGTCAATGATTGCCATGAGGCGTGCCTCAATGTCGCCGTTCACACGATTGATCTCGTCTACAACAAGACGACCACCTGTACGCCATGCCTTGATGGCTACGCCTTCCTCAAAGCGCCAGATGCCGTTGTCGTTCTGCTTGTACTTGCCGATCATGTCGCCGTCTGTCATTTCGTCTGTGCAGATGAGGCGGTACGACTTGCTTGTACCAAGGTGATAGTTGAGACCAAAGTAGGTCTTGCCTGTGCCTGGCTTGCCGTAAAGCAATACACGGTCTAAGCCGTTAGCCATTGCAAAATTGGCTGTCTCCCAGCCAGTAGTAAGGGTTGATGTTGTCATTTGTTGCCTGCTTTCTTGGTTAGTGATTTTGTGATAAGCGCTGATATTGCATCAGCCATTGAGCCAGTTCCTTCGCCCTGTGTTTCCACATGGTCTGGGTCTTGCTCAAACCTTAGGAATGTCTGTCGTGAGCCATGCTCGCAAGCACTAGCAAATACACGAACACGCTTCCTGTCTTTGTGTTGACTAGGTGCTATCTCGTTGCCATCATCATCGTCGGTGATTGGCGCTGCCCAGCCGTAAGTAATAACAGCAATAGCAATGTTGTCATACTTGGACAAGTCAGTAGAAGCATCCTCGTTGTCTAGTAACTCATACACATCGCTGTTGAAGTCAATGAGTGAATACACTCCTTCTTCGTCGATGTGATAAAGCCTTGCATTTGAGTAATTGGCTTCGTGGTCAAAGGCTGTGCCTTTGCGTTTGTCTTGCTCGAACAAAGCACTCTCGGCTTTGCTAAGCAAATCGTTGGATAACGACATGGTGTTGTCTCCCTGTTGGTTATGGCGGGCTGAATTGCCCGACAACCCAGTTTGCCTGACCGCCGAAATCGGGCTCCCATGGACAATGAACATGCCTTAGAAATGCAAATACCCCTAGGCTATATAAGCCCAGGGGTACTTGGAGTAATTGGTAGTTGGTAGCTGGTGGGTGCTATTCGGTTTCGTCTTCTATAACTTTTTGAATAGCCTCCATAATGGACAAGTACTCGTCAGGCTCGTGTTCCCGCAGAGCAGTTGGTAGGTAGTCAAAGTCAAGCAAAGCATCGACCAAGCGCTGCTGCCCACCGGCATGACCTTCGCTGTACTCTTCTTCTGTCAAGTAGCTTGTGTCAATCGTGCCGTCTTCGAATCTAACAATGAAGAATACATGATTGGATGCAAACGTTGCTGTGATTACACAGCTTCTTTTCTCCGGGTGTTCTGATGGTTTGACTTCCCCACTAGGGCCCATCCATGCACCAGCTCGAACCATTGTTCCGATCTTGCCATGCACTAAAGCGTGAGCAACAGCTAGTTGCTTGTTACGCAAGCCATCGTACAGGTCCTCTCCTTCCCCTGTTAGCACAGCAGAAATAGAATCTTCATTAAACGAGTCTGTGCCGTCACGGTCCGCAGTCGATACAACTGCCCATATTTGCCCTCGTGTGCCCGGGTCACCGTGCTTGTTGTTGATCTGTTCTTCTACTTGCTTGAGAGACTCGATAACAATGTCTATTGCATCGTTGATTATCTCCTGGGTTACATCCTCTAGGATTTCCCCTGCTTGTTCGTCACTCATAGTTGCTCCAATCTAAAGGCGGATTTGCCAATTTCAGTTTGCCCGACCGCCGAAATCGGGCCGACATGGGTATTAACTCTCGATGTGCTCTCGTGAGAACTCGCCAAGAAGCTCGATCAACCTTTCCTCTGTAAAGTTAGAGGCAACTTTTATTGCTGTTTCCTGTGCAAGCTCGCGTGCAGCTTCGCTCTCGTTAGTCAGAGATTGGACCAGTAGTTCCTTGAATTGCTTTTCTAGCAGTTGCATTCTGCTCCTCCATTTCTGTAGCCACTGAACAGTGGGCTTTAGTGTTATAGCATATCGGCGGATACGTCCTAATGTGCGTTGTAATCATCTTATTGCACTTAGGGCACACCCAATTCGTTTTCATGAGACCAGCTGACACTCACATTTCTTTACGTAGTTACGAGTTAGTCCAGTCACAATATCAGTTTTCGTATAGTAGTCGTGTGTCATTACCCACACATCGTCTCCCTTGTAGGCCCATCTTGCGCCGTCGTCCCAACCAGTTCCCTTGCATGTACTGCAGCTAGGTGCACCCTCAACCACTTTGTTCTTGATCTTTCGAATCACATCCTTGAGCCGCGCAAGAGTTGGGAATGACGAATCATTCTCTAGTTTAAGCAAGACCTCTTTGATGTCGTCCACCTCCACTTGAAGCAGTAAGAACTCATCTTTAGTCCAGGCATTCTTTACCGTGTTCCTCGCAATGTTTGAGCTAGGAAACAAGCCACAGATACGGTCTATCATCAACTCAATGTGTGCCGGTGTCATTTCTTCTTCTTTCTAGACTCAACTTCCTTGCGAAGCACTGTCACAACGTGAACGAGTCTGTCGGTTTCTGACTGTCCTGTATAAACTTTTTCTAAATACCTAATTGCATCTACTAATACCGCTGTCGGAATCATGATGTTGGCCACCTCCTGAGGCCGAGTAACTCTAGTCTTTCGCTAGCCGTCTTTCCACCCCACACTCCGAACGCGAGCATATTGTCTTTGGCATATTTAAGGCACTGGTAGGTGACCGGACATGTCTTACAAATAGCTTTGGCGGCGTCTATGGACGGCTTGTTGTTCCCTCTTACAGAGAAGAACAGGTCTGTCTGTCCCTTGCAAGCAGCGTCCTCTTTCCACTCAATAGTTCTATTACTCAGACCCCACGCGCTGAGAAGCTCAGTCGACACAAGTTCCCTCCTTTGTTTGTCGGTTAAAGGATTTTTCTTTACAGTCCCCATGGGCTAAAGCTATTGCCCGCAGCTTCGTAAACAGCCAAACCCGCCACCAAATTCACGATGGGGTTTAGCAAGTCGTCGCACGTTTTGACTATCTTTGCTGTCTGCAAATACCCTTTTGCGGAAAACCTTGACGGCAAGCACCAGGTCTTGTTGTTTATTTGTAGCAAACCGTAGTCCCATGAACCGTCGCGGTTTAGCGTTGTGTTGAGTGCTACCGGACGGCACCTTGACTCCCTGTGCATGATGTAGTCCAGCGTTTTTAAGTGTCGCTTTTTCCATCCTGCTTCTATTGCTTGCTTTCTCCACTGTGGGCATAACCCTTTGTCTTTCGAAGCCTCCGCTTTTTGGGCTGGAAGCACAGAAAGAAGAACTGCGGTCACTAAAGCTAGTAGTTTCATTTGACTCCTCCAAGTTTATCAAACCAAGCCTGCTTTTTTTAGCAATTGCACTAACGCCTCCAACGTTAGTACTGCGTATTGGGAGCTGGCACTGCCGTGGCCGCGTCGCTTAGCCACGACAATACCGAACTCTGCCCCTGCATTACCCCTCTCAACCTCTGCCTCATTGAGCCAGCCTGAGAAGTTTAACGTCTTGTGATCCTTGCATTCCCACACAAGCTTCTTGTTGGTACCTGCAATATCACCTTTGTCGTGTATTCCACTGAGTGTGCGCCGTTCAACATTTGGATAAGTGTCACGTAAATAATTTACGATCAGCGTCTCGAATGCTGTTCCTTTAGCTTTGCTCTTGCTCATACAACCTCAATGCGTGTACACACGGATCTCCACCGTCGTCCCACTGTACATTCTCTTCGTCGGTCATGGGAAGGCCGTCGTGAGTGGAACAGACGGGAGAAGAACAATACTTACGCTCAACCCCGTACTGTATCCACTCGTATATATCCATTAGAACGGATCTTCAGGTGCCTGTGCAACACTCTTGAGTGCGGTGATTACGTTGCTAGCTTCGCCCATGAGAATCTCACTGACAGATTTAATCTCTCGATTGATGATTGCACTTACGTAGCTAACACCCTCAACCTCACTCATGCCCTTACCACGAATCAAAGAGCGAATAAGACCGAGCTGCTTTTCCGAAGCGGTAGCACCAGGATTCTTAATGCTTGGTGCTGGCTTGCCAACCTCCTCGGCATTGAATGCTTTCTTGACCTGCTGGTAGCTCTGTGATGGTGATGGAGCCTTTGGCATTGGAACCTCAGAGCGCTGTACTTTCTCCATCTCCTCGCGGCTAGGGCGTGAACCCTTGGTTGCGTAGCCACAGTTGGCTAGTCCGCGCCCAATTGCGCTGGTCTCGGCGTTCTCGGCATGGCTTGTCTTATTGACTGGTGACGCACCACGGACTTCTTCTGCGTATCCGGTTGCCACTGGGCGATCATCTTCACGGTTGAAGTAGATTTCAGCACGCACAAGAATGCGGTTGTCGTCGTAGTAGTGGATTGATGTAAGGATGCGACCCTGCTTGTGGTCTTCCCAAAACTTAACGAGCCGATCTTCAACGGTCTCGTAGTCTGCGAGGTTAAACATTGGCATTACTTGCTCCTTTTTGTTGTTCTGATTGTTCTGTATTCGGTTTGCTTGATGAACTTCTCCGCCAGTGCCGGATGCTCTGACTGGAATCTTGTTGTGTCGAAAGATGATTTCTTGGATACTTTCCACGTGACCACCTTATCGCCGTTAATGGAACCAACCTCGCAACCCTCAAGCGCCATTGCGATGGCTGTCTTGGCTTCTTCCTCCATAGAAGTCGCTTCGGCTTTCATCTTACGTGCTGTCTCTAGTTGATCCAACACTTCGTAAAAACTTTCAGGCAACTCTTTTGTAGCTGAGTTTGCTGGGTTAAGAGCACTTGCATTCTCGTAGCTCATCTGAGCGTTTGGTGGCACAACACCTTGATCGATGTACCCCAAGAACTCACGGCAAGCTTGAATGTGATTTTGTTTCTCATCTGATGTGACAATCTGAGTGTGACGGTGGAACTCAAGTGAGCTATCCAAGATGCCCCACTCAACACGGTCGGAGTCAGCACAGATTGCCTGATGAACTCCTTGCCAGTACCACATGTCCGACAGTTGACCTGTCCACATTTTGTTTGATGTTTTAATCTCAACTGGAATGCCGTCGGGGGTGATCCCGTCAAGGGTGGCAAGCAGGCGAACCGAGTTGTCGTCCGTATTAAATGCGTACAAAATTTCGGGTGCCAAAACTTCGACTCCCTCCATGTCGGCGTACCACTTTAATAGTGTCGGCTCGAATCGGTTTCCGCGTTCCATCGCCGCGTTTGCTTGTTTCGGTGTTGGCGGGGTTTCCGACAACAATTCAATTGCAAGGTCGGCTGTCGTCATGTACGGGTTTTTCCCGTGCACTGCCGAAGCAACCGAAGCGGTTATGCGTGAGAAACCCTCTTCATCTTTCCAGCGTGCTGTCAGCCACTCTTGGCTTCCGTGTTCGGGCTTGCTTATCGTGTACCTGAATCCGTCCATTCTTTTCTCCCTTTTGTTGTTTGTTAATTACTCTTAGCGACTGGATCATTGCGATTGGAACGTGAGTCACGTTACCGATTGTGTGCACCTTTGGCAACTCTTGTAAAAAGAATGTGCCACACAAAGTTATGTAGTGCTTCTGGCATCCAACCCAGACGTATCCAACTGTAATAGCTATCTGATCCTCTGGCTTGTATGTCTCTGTTTCTGTCCAACCATTAGATGCGTCGTAAGCGTCACGCCAAGTCACCTCTACGAGCGACCAAGGTTCAAGTGATTCTACTTGCTTGTCTATTGATTTGATTCTCATTAGTCCAACCAACACGTGTACTCAGAAGTTACACGTCCTTTCTCTGGGTCTACGAAATGGAGTCTTTGCGATGGTTGACCTACTGCAGCAATAAACGCACGAGCGTATTCGTTGTGTGACTCTGGTGAGCCTGACACAAAGATACGACCGGCGTTTGCCATCGTAAGCGTCATCGGTGTATGGAAGTGTCCCATATACACATCTTTGAATTCGTCAACTACTCCGGTTGACCAGGCGTTGCACTTACGCAAAATTCCAAACGCTGGTGTGTTACCACCAAAGCTGTTGATTTCGTCGCCGTGTACAAGTAACGCACGATACTTTCCAACCGTGACTATCTGGTGCCAGTCGCCAGACTGTTGCCAAGTCACATTCTTCAAGTCTTCTGTGCGGTCGCTAGTAATCTTGTAGGCAACACGATCAATGTTGTCGCCGCCAGGCATGTCGCCTTTGCGTCCCAATCGACCATGGTTGCCATACTCGCATACAACGTGGACTTTCTCAAAGTATGCAGAGAACGTACGAACCATTGTTTCCATGATTCGACTCACCTCGAACAGCTGTTCAAAAAGATGTGCTTCGATTTCGTAGGCTTGGCCGGGGAAGATTGAAACTCCCTCTACCATGTCGCCGCCGAACATGAGCACACACTCTTTTACAGGGTGATGCGCACGCTGGATATCAGTAAGCTCAGTAACTTTTCTTGCAAACTCTTCCATTCTTTTTGAGAGAGTTGCGATGTCGTATGACTGAGTCTTCTTTCCACACTGCCAATCGGTTGCATGAACAAGAGCTACCTCAGCCTTTGCTTTACGAGTGTCCTTCTTTGGTAATACTGGTGCTGCTTTCGCATTGCCAGTAGCCAAAGCCGCATCCTTTGCAGCACGATAAACCGCATCAATGATACCTTGAGACTTGATCTTGGATCTTGATTCAGCAAGCTGGCTTGTTTTAAGAGCACGCCTAAGTTCTGTAATTTCATTCTGCAACTCTACAGACTCTTGGAACTTACTACTCATTTTTGCCTCCATCGTTGAATAGTCATTACAGAAATTTCTACGCCAAGGTCTTTGAGCGCCCTATGTATGGCTCCTGCTGATAGACCAGGATCATCCATTGCTGACATAAAATCTTTGTATGAATCTGGGTCTAATGTTGCTTTGATTTTATCTTGAGCTGATGGTGTTCGTTTTGCTGATAGTGCTTCTTTGAATTTGCTCATGTGCTTTCCTCCTGTTCAGACACGTTACATCACGATTTAACAATATGCAAGCATTGGGGAGGTGAGCCCTAGTCCGACCACTAGGGCCACCTCAACCCACACACAAGGGAAACAAGGGAGGAAAACCTTGTGCGCACTTTTAATTTAGCACAGAGTTGTGCTTAAGCCTGCGAACGGGTTTGGCTCAGCTGGTGCTTGGGGTTACATTCACACTGGATTTATTGAACTATTGAGTGTGTGTGCTTCCTCCGCCCCACCCCCCGCCTTCAGTCAATCACTAAATTTTTTGAATTGCAACTTTATTTTTTATGCTGCTCAATGTGGTTGGTCAAACGCTCTGAGACACCGTCAACTTTGTCTTCCGTCCGGTCTTGTGCTCGGCGCATTAAACGCAACATTGCCATGACTGTGTCATGGTCTTTACGGTTCTCAGTTTTGAATCGCTGAATGACTACGGTCAACAGACCGAAAGCACCAGTAACAGCAGCAGCAAGAACGAGAGCGACCCCAGCATCCACACTAAGCAGGCTTTCCTACGAAGCGGATGTGCCAAGGTTCTGCGCCCTTACCGTTTGCGTCACCTAGAACTTCATGCGAGAACCCAAAGCGCTCTTCATTCGCCAGTAGCCAAGCAAGGATCTTGCCGTTAGCATTCGCCACATCGACCGCAATGCCGTAAAGATGGCGCGATCCACGAGCTTTGTTGTTTGCCGGGTCGTCATAAGGGGTAGCAAGGATTGCCATACCTTTCTTCAGGTACCAGGTTTCGTTGTTCCACTTCTTTGTAGATGCACCAGGAATGGGCTCCTTCTGGTAGCGTTGGCGGAATCCCGCCTCTTGCTGTGCGATTGAGCGAAGTGTGTCCCCGGCTGAAGTCGGTTTGAGAACTATGCCTTCGGCTTTAGCTGCCGCAACCATCTCTTCCCACGCTGCTGCTGCGCACTTTTCGAGCTTGCCTCCGCCTGTAATGGGTGCGACCATAGCTGGTGTAATCTCAGAAGGTTTCTTGCCTTTAAGATGTTCACACCAGCGGATTGGTTTTACAGGCCAGTTTGGCTTTGGCATTATTCAGCCTTAGGCTTTGGAGCTGCGGCACCAGAGAATGCGATTTCAATTTCCTCTTTGGTGAGTGATCCGTCAACACTAAAGCGCAAGAGCTTTTCAATTACTTGTGCACACGCCATGATGCCAGCAAGTGCTGCTGACTTCCAGAGCTGAACGCCGATAAGAGCGCCACCAGCTACAGCTGCGAGTGCCGAAGATCCAAATAGTGCGAAGATGCGGAACGCGATGTTCTGGAGTTTTGCCATGTCAGTCTTTCTTTGATAGGGTTAATGAAGAGTGTACCAAAACGGCTATGCCTGTAATTAGGGCTGCCTGCCGGAGCGTAGGCCCGGATAGGGTGATGAGAACCATGCCAGTCCCGGCCCAAGTCCAAGAGTTGTCAGCTAGGTAGTCAAGAATCTTTTTCACTAGTTCTTGATTCTAACACCAGCCGCTGCGAGGGTTATCCCCGCCGTAATAGCCACCAATGTCCGTCGTGTGCCAACTGGCACATTAGACCCAACTGGGACATAGGTATCTAGACCGGATTTGAAGATGTCGATTTTATCCTCAAAAGCTTCACGCACTTCAGTGGGAGCTTCCTGAACGGCTTCAATCAGCTCTTCTGTCTGTTCGTCGCTTAGCTCTTCCACATCAAGAGCCTGGAATATCTCAGCTGCTTGTTCGCTGCTAACTACAGCAAGCACTTCGGGAGATGTAGCAAGCGCTACTGCTTGTTCTTGTGTTGGCTCTTCGTCAAGGATTGCGTCAATTACTTGTGCTACCTGCTCTGGTTCCAGTTCGGCTAGGGCTTCGACGAGCTCTTCTACGCTCTCGGCTTCTTCAATAAGAGACGTGACCTGCTCTTCGGTGAGTGGAACGTCTGGCTCTAAATTTGGCTCTAAATCTGGAGCGATGGTGGAAGTGGTCGTTTCCTCGATAACCTCGGGGTATGTTTCTTGACTTACTTCAGTTGTCGTGGTTGTTTCTTCTGGAGGCGTCTCCTCTTGGATGGGCTCCTCTACTACTGTCGTTGTGGTGCCTGTCGGCACTTCTACAATCTCTTCAGGAACGTAAGGCTCAGCAGGTGCTGGCTCGTATATTTGAGGGGGTTCAGTAGATGTTGACGACTCTGGCGGTAGTGTCGTGGTCGGGACTGATACTGACGATGCTGTTTGCGGTACGGAAGAAGTAGTAGAACTAGTTGAGCTCTCCGGTAAAACCACCGTCGTACTTGTCGTTGTAGTACTTGTCGTCGACGATGTTGTACTGGTCGTACTTGTCGTCGTTGTCGAACTTGAGGTTGAGGTTTCTGGAGCTGTCGTAGTAGTCGGGACTGTGGCAGGGACAGTCGTTGACGGAACAGTAGTAGTACTTGTCGTCGTCGACGTCGTGGATGTGGTTATAGATTCCCATAAAGACAGGTTAGCAATTGTCAGATGGCCGGGCTGGCAGCATGAGTCTGTCGAATACTGGCGGAACGCAAACACATCACCCTCTTGTACCGGCACAGACAGCTCGCCTGTCGCATTGTTTTGTTGTGTAAGCAGGGTGTATACACCGTTGATGCCGTACTGCGGTGGGTCGTAAACCCAACCATCATTAGTTTGATACGACCACTCAAAATCTATTGTGTCTACATCTGCCGGGATTGTGGTCTCAATCTTTACCCAGTTAGCCCCAGAGCATCCGCCCTGGTCTGGACCGTGCAGGATGATCGTGTCGTCAACTACTTCGACTGACCCCGATGTTGGGCAGGATTGACTGTATGTCCACTCACCTAGTGTGTCGGCTTTAGCAGGCTTTGAAAATAAAGCAAAAGCAACAGCCGGAAGAATTACCAACCATTTGTACTTGCTAGTTTTGCTCACCCAAAAAGTTTACATTGACCACTATTCTTGTATTTGTTTGCAATGGGAGCTGGGCACTGTGTTTTGTGTCCCCATTAAAAACAACAAACGAGTCAGCAACGGGTTCAATCAAACCCTTTGAGCCGTCTGGATACGTCACTGTTGTGCACCCATCACTGTCATTCACATAATAAATACCGGTGAACCACTTAAGGTTTTCTGTTTCTTGGTCAAGGTATCCGTCGGTATGCTCAACGTCGTGAACTGTCTTGCCGACATTTAGCATCATGTTTGTTTGCATTCGCAGAATGCGTGAGCACTTAACATCAATGGCGTCAGCCATTTTGTAAGCAATTGGTTCAAACAAATTAAAATACTGGGACACCTGCTGGTCGTCAAACCAAAGTTGGTGCACGAAAGAATGCCTAGCTATATCCCATTCTTGCTTGTGTTTTGGGTTGACCCTATGAACATCAGGGTAATAGAACCACGGAAAGTTAGACCCACTTACCAGCTCGGAAATACAACGTGAGTGGTTTTTACCTAAAACGTTTTTCTGGGTCTGGATCCGTGATTGCTTGTGGGTCATTGAAGTCGTCCTTTTCCTCATCATAAACATAGCCCACTCCAGCGTAGGTTTTTGTTTCGTGTTGGAAAAAAGTTTCAACCCACCTGCCTGGGTAACGTTCTGGGTTGTCTTTTAGAAAAGATTCAAGAACAACAGCAATATCAATTACAACATTGTTTTCGTCGAGCCTTACAAAGTATTGTCTTTCCATTATGCAAACCTCACGTGAACTATTCCTGCGTAACCAGTTCCAGAACCAGCCGTTCCAGCACCAGTAGGGCTGCCGCCGCCGCCCGCCCCATAGCGTGTAGTTCCTGCAGATTGACCGAACCAGTCAGAGTGGTCTTTTGCTACACCACCAGTTCCACCGCTTGCTGCACCACCTTGTCCGCCACCACCATTAGTGGAACCATTAAATCCCATACCTGATGTTCCGTTTCCAGGAGAACCATATCCAGCAGTATAAGAGTTTCCAGCACCACCACCAGAAGCACCGTCAGAACCAGTGCCCATGTCAGGTCGTTCAAAAGTTCCGTGACCACCATGACCACCACCAGCAATACTGATGTAGTTTATGATTCCAGAAGAACGACCATTCCTATTTGTTCCACCACCTGGACCAACCTGAATACTGTAGGTTCCAATAGGTAGATATATTGATGACTGTAGCCACCCTCCAGCACCACCGTGTCCAGCATCTGCGTAGGAGGCTGTTGCACCGCCACCGCCGCCGCCAATCAACAAAACATCAAATTTCCCCGCCTTGGAAACAGTTAATGTTCCATCAGATGAAAAAGTTAAGCGGGTATACGCAGTTGTTCCGACAGTCATGCTGCTTGAAGTACCACCCGAAGCAACACCATACGCGGGAGCACCGCCAGATTCTGCAGGTTTTCCCCACGAGGCAACACTCAAATCCGAAGGATACTGTTTACGCATCATCAGCCTACGCGATTACGTTGACGTATCCGCTAATGCAAACAACGTTAGCGGTCGCAGCAAAAGCCCGAACAGTCAAAGCGGTAGCGTTGCCCTTAATCAGCAAACCTGGAACAACCAAATACAAACCGTTTTCGGCTTTAACGGTATATTCAATATGGTCATCAGGCGAAGCAGCACCACCCCACTCAATGGTCAACTTCACATCAGAAGCAGAGGTATTTACTGCATACAACCAAACCTCATGCAAGGTTGATGTTGCGGTATCACCAGTATGAATAAGCGTACCTGCGGTTGCGGTGGCAGCAACTTTGATTTGCTTGCCATCTGTTGAACCGCTAAGAATTGTTTTACTGAAAGTTGCCATGATGCTCCTATATTAGCCGAATATTTGTGATGATAAAACGAACTGGTCGTCGTGGGCAATCCCAGTAGCCAGTTTTGCGATAGTAACGTTTGCGTCTAAAATCTTTGCTGTAGTAACTGAATCTGATGCTAGACCTGCAGCTGGAATTTGTTTCCAAGCAACACCATTAGTTGCTGCGGAGTCAGCCACAAGAGCGTAATCGTTTGTTCCGACAGCTAAACGGTTGAGTGAAGAACCATCTGTTGCAAGAATATCGCCCTTGGTCGTGAGTGCTGAGGCAACAGCGTTAGCTTCGTTTGCATCAACTGCAGTAAATACTGGGTAGCAAGTTGCACCAGCTGAGTGAGATGCAGCAGTCGTGCCATCTACCCCACGAGTAACTGATGACAGAGATGTTGTTGAGCGGGAACCAACAAGAACTTTTTCTTCTGTGCTTAGGCCCGGATCAATAACCATGAAGAATGGGCCACCAGATGTAACTGGCCAAGCTGTTACTGTGCCGGTCAGATCAAGGGTGGTGTCACTGGAACTAATCGAAGACGTTAGCGTGCAAGCCGCTGATGCCCCTGAATACGATCTCCTAGCTGCGTATGCCATTTAGTCTCCTAACAAACAAATATAGCACTATCTTACACTACGCATAATCACGACACAGGTTCCGTTCCAATCCCAAGCGTTATGGTTGGACGCGGTGTCTACTGGGAACCATCTAACGTCCTCGACTATTACGGGGTATGAAAAGGAGTTTTCTTGATACACAACAACACGAGGGTTTTCGACCAAGTCCCTCAGGTATTGGAGCTCTTCGTCTACGTCTACCCAGTATTCGTTGCCACGGATGTTTAGCTTGTGATGCAAAAGCAAAGGGACGGAGAATATCTGAGAACGTAATGGAGCCGCGTAAGCCCTGCCCATCCACCTTGTCATCACGGGCCCAGCAGAGCTGTCACCTGCAGACCTAGACAGCGTAACCCTCACTTCTGCTTCAAATATCTTTGCCTCGTCTCCATCAAAAGTTGACTCAAGAGATCCGGCTGTTGTTTGAGAACCAAGATTTATAAATCTTCCAGAGTCATTAGAGACCGCAATAGAAACAGACCCGTGTAGCGGCTCTGTTCTTATGTCCCACTTGGGGATGAACTTGGCATCAGGGACACCCCACCTGTAAATTCCTGCGTCAAGTGTTCCTGAGGCCACCAGGTTTGTTGGGTGTTTGCGATATGCGCCGTTCCCGGCAACAGTAAACACAACGCTTCCATCAAATTCATGGATGTCAACTACGGTACCCTGCACGTCAGCCATTAGGTCTGAGGCGTAAGCTGGCTGGTTTGTGGTTACCTGAGTGCCAATATCTAAGCGACCAATTCCAGTTGAAGTGCTGTCGTAGTTTGTCCAACCAAAATACAAGTACTGCCCAATTGCAGAGAAGGCTTTGACTGGTGTTCCTGTTTCAATTAATGGACCAACGACAAGGTTGCCGTCGCTGTCCGACGAGCAGAACCGCAACCCTGTCGTTAACCCAATAACCACGTACCCAAGGTACGCA